CTTTCAAAACTCTAATTTTATAAATATAATTAATCAAAACTTTACAAGGAGACTTAAAATGTCTGAAGAAACTAAAGAAATGGAAGAAGTGGAAGAAGTAGAGGAAGCAAAAACTGTCAAAGAAGATGATGTGATTGATGCGGAATCTCCATCTAAACCAAATCCTGCCAAAAAAATAAAAAAGGCAAAATCAGAATCAAAAGTCAAAGAAGATGATGACGAAGAAGAAGATTCTGAGGAAGAAGAAGGTGAGGAAGAAGAAGAGCAGACTAAAAAGGAAGCTCTAGAAGTTCCTAAACTTAAATCAGAAATTCTTGCTGGTCTTATGGATCACCTAAAAGGTCTTAAAAAAGAAGATCTTTCTAAAATCTATGGTTCACAAATCATAGGTGAGTCAGAAGGTGATGATGATGAGGAAGAAGAAGAACAAGCTGAAAGTGTTAAAGTTTCTATCGATCAAACGATTGATGAATTAGATGTTTCGGGAGATGTTGAAGCATTAGTTCAGGGAGAAGAACTTTCAGAAGAATTCAAGACAAAAGCTGCAACAATTTTTGAAACTGCTATTAAGTCAAAAGTTCGTTCTGAGTTGGAAAAGATTCAGGAAGAAAACGACAAGCAGATGAAAGAACTTGCAGAAACCTCAATGCAATCAATGGTTGAGAAGGTCGATGACTATCTTAACTATGTTGTTGAGCAATGGATGTCTGAAAACGAACTTGCTATTGAGCGTGGACTCAAAGGTGAGATTGCAGAAGATTTCATAAGTGGTCTAAAAGGACTATTTGAAGATCACTATATTGATGTTCCAGATGAGAAGTATGACATTCTGGAGGCCAATTTAACTAAAATAGAAGAATTGGAAGAAAAACTAAACAAGCAGATGGAAGAAAATGTCCAGTTGAAAAAAGCAAAAGGTGAACTTGTAAAAGAATCACTTATTGCTGATATTGCTGATGGGATGACTGATACCGAAACTGAGAAGTTCCAAAGTCTGGTTGATGATGTTGAGTTTTCTGATGAAGATTCTTATAAAGAGAAACTTCAAACGATTAAGGAAAGCTATTTTGGAACTGGAAAAGTAGAGGCAAAGGAAACTGAGACTCTTACTGAAGAAGGTTCACAAGAAGAAGTTCAAGAAGTATCTGGGCCAATGGCAAAGTATATGACTGCCATTAAGAAGGATAGTACTAGAACTCAAAAATAATATCTGAAAAACTTTAAAGGAGTAATTTATGTATAATTCAGAACAACTCCAAGAGAAGTGGCAACCAGTATTGAATCATCCCGATCTACCACAGATCACAGATTCTTACAAACGTGCGGTTACCGCAGTTATCTTGGAAAACCAAGAAAAAGAAATGCAAGAGCAAAAGTCTATGCTTGCTGAGGCAGATACCTCTGTAGCATCAGTCTCAAATTGGGATCCGGTGCTTATTTCTTTAGTACGTCGCGCAATGCCTAATTTGATGGCATATGACATTTGTGGTGTTCAGCCTATGAGTGGCCCAACAGGACTTATTTTTGCTATGAAAGCAAGAATGGGTGATGGAGCCGTTGGTACTGCTGAAGCACTTCATGATGAAGCAGATACTGCTGATTCTAGTGCATTTACTGCATCTGACTCACAGGCAGGAACAGAGCCTGGAGTACTTAACGGAGGTCAAGCTTCTGTTACAACTCAGGCAGGAGATCCAGACATTTGGGGTATTGATACCGCTGGTGTTTATAACGTAAAACCTGCTGATACTACAGCTTCAGGAGAAACCTATGATGACTCAGGTGCTCCAGTATTCCAAGACATGGGATTCACCATTGAAAAATCGACAGTTACAGCAAGGACACGTGCCTTACGTGCTGCGTACACAATGGAACTTGCACAAGACCTAAAAGCAATTCATGGTCTGGATGCAGAGTCCGAATTGTCAAACATTCTTAGCACAGAAATTCTTGCTGAGATCAATCGTGAAGTAGTTCGTACTATCTACATCACAGCAGAAGCTGGTGCTATCGCAACTTCTTCGGCTGGTATTTTCGACTTAGACACAGACTCAAATGGTCGTTGGTCAGTTGAAAAATTCAAAGGTCTGATGTTCCAAATCGAGCGTGATTGTAACGATATTGGAATCAGAACTCGCAGAGGAAAAGGTAACTTAGTTGTTTGTTCAGCTGATGTTGCATCCGCATTGTCAATGGCAGGAGTCCTTGACGTAGGTGGATCTGGAGCAGGAAACTTAAATGTTGATCCTAGTCCTTCAGGAAGTACTTTTGCAGGAACAATTAATGGTCGAATCAAAGTCTATGTCGATCCTTATAACTCCGTTGTAAGTGCAAGTGCCGCAAATAACTGGTATGTAGCTGGTTATCGTGGATCTAATGCTTATGATGCAGGACTGTTCTACTGCCCATACGTTCCGTTGCAAATGGTTCGTGCGGTTTCCGAAGCAACTTTCCAACCACGAATTGCATTCAAGACACGTTATGGAATGGCAATTAATCCATTCGCTAAGGTCGGGTCAACAGGAGCTATTGATGCTTCTTCCCAACCTTTCGCTGCTGATAGTAACTGTTACTATCGCCGAGCACGTGTAAGTAACTTGATGTAATCACATCTTTTAGAGGGGAATCGTTTTTTCCCCTCTATCCCCTTTATTATAA